TGGCAATAACATTACCAAGAATGTCATTTGAGTTATTGGGAATTACATATGATGCATCTAGAAAGTCAAACGTAACTAAAACTTTCAAAGCAGTAGATGGTGAAAATCTAAAGAAAGTATTTCTTCCTGTTCCATATAACGTAGAATTTCAATTATCAATATATTCAAAGTTAAATGAAGACGCTCTGCAAATCGTAGAGCAAATTTTACCATACTTCCAACCATCTTTTAAAGTTAGTGTTGATTTAGTGAGTTCAATAGGAGAGAAGAGGGATATTGCTATTACACTAAACAATATTAATATGCAAGATGAATATGAAGGAAATTTTCAAACCAGAAGAGCTTTAATTTATAATTTAACGTTTACTGCCAACACATATCTATTTGGTCCTATAGCAGAAAGCACTGATGGACTAATTCGTAAGGTTCAAGTTGATTATCATACTCAAACTGATACAGATTCAGCTAAACGTGAAATGAGATATACCGCTGTTCCTGATCCTATTGATGCCAATCCTGGAGATGACTTTGGATTCAGTGAAACTCTAGAAATGTTTAGTGACAGTAAGTCATTTAATCCCGCTTCAGGAACTGATTCATAATTAATACCATGCCTAAATCATTCGATAAAATTAGTGATTCTTTGAATACTGAAACTGATATTATAGATATCACTCCCAAGGAATCTGAAATTATTCCAGTTGTTTCTGATGAAAGAATTGAACAGTCTAAAAAAGACTATGAATATACAAGAGGGAATCTTTATTCTTTAATTGAAAAAGGTCAAGAAAGTTTAAACGGAATTATGGAATTAGCTCAGGAGTCAGATTCTCCTAGAGCATATGAAGTTGCTGGACAGATTATAAAAAGTGTTGCAGATACAACTGATAAACTTATAGATCTGCAGAAAAAAATGAAGGAACTAAATAAAGATGAGGACTCTGGTCCAAAATCTATTACAAATAATTCATTATTTGTAGGATCTACAGCAGAGTTAGCAAAATTTCTTAAGAGTCAGAAATGAATAGGTTTTTCAAAGAAGAAATACCGAATATGTCTGTAGGTGATGGTGGTTATTCCTCAGGGGGTGCATCACTATCTCAAGCTGGTTTTGACTCTAAACTATGGAATTATGCTGTTGATCAAGATTTTCAAACACCTGATGAATCTGGATTAAATAAATGGAGATTTTCCAACGTATACCCAGTCTCAAGATTGTCAATGAAAAATATTGATAACATGGTCAAATCTTCTAATAGATTTGTAAAAATAATGGACGAAAGAAATCGGAAGCAAGTAATGAACAATTTACAAAGCGATCTCTCTGAGGAATCTAAGAGTTGTAAAAGGGGTTATTACTACTGTAATACCTCCAAAAAATGCAAGAAAATTCCTAAAGGTTATCATGTAATGTCCAGTGGATATTTGATGCGGGATAATGAACATCAGGACGAAAAGGAAACTGAAGGTAAAAAAAAGAATGGGAATGGTGGAAATGGAAATGGTTCCAATGGTAATGGTAGCAACGGAAATGGTGGTGCTGTAAGTGAAGAAGGGCTACGTGATTGGTTTGGTAAATCTAAATCAAAAGGTGGCAAAGGTGGATGGGTTAATGTTGTAACAGGTGGAACCTGTGCAAGTGATAAACCTGGAGAAGGAACTCCTAAGTGTGTTTCTTCAGAAAAAAGATCAAGTATGAGTAAAGCAGAAAGACTTTCTGCTCAAAGAAGAAAAAAAGCAGCAGATCCTGGCCAACAACAAAAATCTAGTGCAGCAAAACCAACTTACGTTCCTACTGACAAAAAGAAAATGAAGGAAGAAAAACTACTATCAGTTTCAGAAGCAAAAGATAAAAAAAGTAAAGGTAGTGGAACAAAAGACGCTTGTTATCATAAGGTCAAGTCTCGTTATTCTGTATGGCCCTCTGCTTATGCTTCTGGTGCTTTGGTAAAGTGTCGTAAGGCTGGTGCTGCAAACTGGGGAAATAAGTCTGAAGAATTTGAAATGCAAGAGAAAACATCTCATTCTGGTGGTGTTACTTTTAGTAGCAAAGCTGTTCCTGCTAAGGCAACTGATGATTCCATCAAAAGTTCAGTAAGTAAAGCACTTGCAAAACCTGGAACTAGTCATTCTGCATCTTCGGAGAAAGGAAAAAGAGAAAATAAAGTAGGTGTAAACTATAGCATGAGTTACAGCTCAGGTGGTGATAAGAAGAAAGAGAAAAATAAGGATAAGAAAGATAAGAAAAAACCAGTTCTTAAGAAAAAAGATGTAGGACATGGAGATCCAGGAAAACCAAACAAACCAAGTAGTGGTGGTGGCGGTGGCCGCAACAGAGGTGGATCTGGCGGCGGTGGCGGCTCAAGATTGAGAAGTGGTGGTGGATCTGAGACAAGACCAAGTGCATCCAGAACTGGATCAAGAACTGGAGGCAGCACATTGTCAAGAGGAACTACATCTTCTTCAGGTGGCAGAGCACTAATGAGAAACTCCTTTACAGATTTAAGGGATATATTGGATGAAAAGTGTTGGAAAGGTTATGAGAAGAAAGGTATGAAGACCATGTTTGGAAAGAGATATCCAAACTGTGTTAAGAAAACAAAAAAAGAAGATGTAAATATTAGTGATAATATTAAGTTACACGTAGAAGGTATGGGAAATGTTCGCTATTGCCCTCAATGTGAGAAGAATGAAACCAGAGAAGAATGTTCATATGGACCAAAAAACTGGGATATGAATTCAAGTCCTGTTGCGCTTGGATCAAAAAATACATTTAATATTGCTTCTGTTACTCCATCAAATGAAGAGTATGTTCAAGAAAAATATGAAAGAATCCAAAAAATGGGAAGAACTTATACAATGTTCTTTACCTTTAGAGGTCAGTATAAATCACTTCAATTTTTCTTTCCAACATCAAAGAGACCTTCTAGAGAAGATGTATTAATTCAACTCAGAAAAATTTTTCCTGAAGCTGTATTGGTAAATTTCTTTGAAAGAGATCGTATTGAAAGTGAACCGCTTGTAACTGTAGAAGGTGTTAAAACTTTTGGACAATTCATGCCAGAAGGTGCATCATGGACTAAGAAGTCTGGTCAGAACAGTGAGGGTGGTCTCAATGAGAAAGGACGTAAGTCTTATGAAAGAGAGAATCCTGGTTCTGATCTGAAAGCACCTTCTAAGAAAGTTGGTAATAAGAGAAGAGCATCATTCTGTGCAAGGATGAAAGGAATGCGTAAGAGACAAAAACCTTCTAACAACACAGGCGATGATCGTTTGTCAAAATCACTAAGAGCCTGGAATTGCTGAAACAATAATTATTATGAGTGAAAGCATTTATCTTGGTAATCCCAATCTAAAAAAAGCGAATACAAAGATTCAATTTTCTGAAGATGATATTCGTGAATTCTTGAAGTGTAAAAAAGATCCTGTATATTTTGCTAGAAATTATATCAAAATTGTTTCTCTAGATGAGGGTCTTGTACCATTTAAGATGTACAAGTTCCAAGAAAAACTTGTAAAGAATTTCCATAAGAATAGATTCAACATCTGTAAGATGCCACGTCAGACTGGTAAGTCTACAACATGTGTGTCTTATCTACTTCATTATGCAGTCTTTAATGACAATGTTAATATTGCTATCTTAGCAAACAAAGCAGCTACTGCAAAGGATCTTCTTGGAAGATTGCAACTTGCATATGAAAATTTACCAAAGTGGATGCAACAGGGTATTGTTTCTTGGAATAAACAATCATTAGAATTGGAGAATGGATCTAAAATTATAGCCGCATCTACATCTGCATCTGCTGTTCGTGGTGGTTCTTATAATATTATTTTTCTTGATGAGTTTGCTTTCATCCCAAATCATATTGCTGACCAATTCTTTGCCTCTGTATATCCTACTATCTCGTCTGGTAAAAACACCAAGGTAATTATTGTTTCAACACCACATGGTATGAATCACTTCTACCGAATGTGGCATGATGCAGAAAGAAATAAAAATGAATATATACCAACTGCAGTACACTGGTCTGAAGTTCCTGGAAGGAACGCTAAGTGGAAAGCTCAAACTATTTCCAACACATCAGAGCAACAGTTTAAAGTTGAATTTGAATGCGAGTTCTTAGGATCTGTTGATACTCTTATTGATGTAACTAAACTAAAGAATTTAGTATATGATGATCCAGTAAAAAGAAATAAAGGATTAGATATTTATCAAGATCCTATAAAGGATCATAATTATATGATGACGGTTGACGTTGCTAGAGGAGTAGAACGTGACTATTCAGCTTTCATTGTATATGATATAACACAATTTCCATATAGGATAGTTGCAAAATATAGAAATAATGAAATAAAACCGATGGTATTTCCAAGTATCATCAAACAAGTTGCAGACGGATATAATCAATCATA